CGACCGGATAATAAGAAGGAACGGTAAAAGTTTGGCCGTTAGTCGGAAGTTGCACATTGTGCAAACCATGAACCTGATAACAACCATACTGGGCTTCCCATTGCCGTGACCCTTTCAAGAGTAGAGCGGCAGAAGGTGATATTGGCGGCAACGGAACAAATTCCGTATCAACCGCCGTATTACCCAGAGAATTACCATTCGCAGGAATACTCAACGCTTCAACTCGACCCCAATTGACAGTACTCTTAAAAGCATTGTCATCGAGAGGTTGACGATATACAAGGACAGAACCTTGTTTCGTCAGAGTAGCGGTAGTATTATGAACCTCAATACCAGAGGCAAACACTCGAGAAGCACCACGATTATATCGCGTGTTTATCGACATGTGCTGCATGGTATTAGTACCGGCAGTACCTGCTGTAGGACCGGTAAACGGGTTGGTGTTTGCATTCGTCGGCTGCGAGTGTATATTGATTCCAAAAAGGGACCCACCACTCGCACCACTCGCTTGAGCATAATTGACGATAACACCAGCCGACGGAGTACCGTAACCGATATTCACATATGAATCCGGTGCAACGGTTCCGTCAACGCCGTACGCAAGATTGTTAAAGTACGGCGAATTGAAAATATGACAATCCCACAACGCTGTGGGAGCAGTACCACCAGGTGCCTGAATAGTAACACTCTGCTTGATACATTGAACGACAGAATTTGATGCCGTCAGATCTGGCCACCCCAAAGGGTCCAGCTCCGAATCGTGGAACGGATCCAACGTAGCGACTATTGAGTCGCGGCTGGAAGGTTCAGCACCGATACGATCACCAATTCTTGCCATCATATTGTCATAACGGGCAGTACGCTGCATTCTCTTTTTAAAGAGTAGTCACCTTACTCTTAGGGGAGGTAACCCCCAATGAAGTCGTACACTTCCCGACTACACGTGGACTCAAATCCACAATACAAATTAGCGAGTTCAGAATCACTCATGTACACATTCAAAATGTGCTCATAAGGAATTGACCCACCCTTTGGAATATTGACCGATCCAACCAGCTCTTTAGCATGGTTCTTCCAACAATATGAAATAAAGTCCCAGATTAACCCTCTGGACTTAAGATTCGGCCAAGATTCCATTCTCAATGCAAACGCACGAAGAAGCGACCAACGAATATCCTTAGACGTTGACGCAAACAGTAATGAATCCATCGTTTTTTCAAACTCTGGCACCGGAAGATACCTCCGAAATTCCGGAAAATACTGTGTTGTATGACTTAAAAAATCCAAGTCAACAACCTTTCGTGGTTCCCAAGTATCTGACTTCGTCGTAACACCGATAGAAGTCCAGACCTCAGCAACAGC